ATGTTTTTCTCCCCAAAAGGTCTTAAAAGTCCCTTTGAACAACCAGGGGAAATGTAAATGGGCTTAAGAGAAGAAAAACAGCGCATATTGCCAGCACTTGATCGGGCAACTGAAGAAGCTAAACGTCAGGGCATAATCACAGAGCTAGATCTTGCAGGACTAAGCGCTCTCTTTGTAATTGCAGGTGTTCTTGATTCAGGAATGTTAAAACCTATGGAAGAAATTAAATACTTATCACAATTACAGTCAGGGTTAGACAAGTATGGTCTCAGCTTGTTTGGTCGTAAAGAAAAACCAGAGCTTGAAGCAGGTGAAGACACACTTGACGATCTTAGGAAACTCAACTCCGAGAATTCAGACCACACCAACAGCACTCCCAACTAGAGGCAACGAAGTCGCAGAGTTTGCGCGACAAATTGATATGCCTTTGCTTGAATGGCAAAAGTATTTGATAGATGAAGCCTCAAAGATTAAACCCGACGGAACTTGGGCTTACAAAAACGTGCTTGCTATTGCAGCTAGACAAAATGGTAAAACACATTTACTTAGAATGAGAATCTTGGCAGGTTTATTTCTTTGGGACGAAGAACTACAAATAGCCTCAGCACAAACCAGAGACTTAAGCTTGGAAACTTTTAAGAAAGTTGTAGAAGTAATAGATAACTATGACTGGCTACGCAAAAAAGTTAAACACGTAACACGTGCAAATGGTCGAGAAGAAGTAATGCTAAAAAATGGTATGCGTTACAAAATTGTAGCAAGTAACTCAGGTGGTGCAAGAGGCTTGTCTTCAGATCTTGTAATACTTGATGAGCTTAGACAACAAAAAACCTATGACGCATATTCTGCTTTGGTGTTTACTATGAACGCCAGACCTAACTCACAGTTTTGGGGTATTTCAAACGCAGGCGACCATTACTCACTTGTACTAAACGCTATGAGACAACGTGCATTAGACAAAATAGAAAAAGGTTTAGATGATCCGTTGTGTTTTATGGAATGGTCAGCCTCACCACATAGAAAACTAAGTGACATAGAAGGTTGGAAAGAAGCAAACCCTGCATTAGGAAGAACAATCTCAGTAGACGCAATCAAAGCCAGACTAAGTGACCCACCAGAAATCTTTCAAACAGAAGTTTTATGCCAATGGGTAGAAACAATGAACTCAGCTTGGGAACAAGGTGCGTGGAATTCTTGTATGCAACCAAACCTAGCACTAAAGCCTGACAGACCTACTTGGCTTGGTGTTGAAATAAGTCCAGAACGTAACTCCTGGGCTTTAACAGGTTCACAAATACTAGAAGACAAATCTATAGCTGTAGGTTTAATGGAATACCAAGAACAAGACAGCCCAATAGATGATTTGTTTATTGCAGGACGCATAGCTGGATGGGCAAAGCACTACAATGCAGAAGAAGTGATAGCAAACAGGTTTACAGGTGACTCAGTAGTAGCCAAACTTAAACAGGCAGGCATAAACGCAAACGTAATTAAAGGTTCAGACTATTACACGAACTGCGATCAAGTACTTAGTGCTATGTCAGGTAGTCGCCTTGCTCATTCTAATCAACCTGAACTATCTGCAAGTGTTAATAGTTGTATAAAGAAATCAAATGAAACAGGTGCGTGGTATGTAATGAGACGTAAACCTTCAACAGCTGCAATAAGTATGATTTTGGCAGTTGGTAAAGCCGAACAGTACGGCNCAAGGTCACAAAACCAAGACATTGTAGTTGCTTAGGTGCTTGACTATTATAACGATTTGGTAAAGAATTAGAAGTTATGGGCTTCTTTCAAAATCTTCTTGGTGTCACACCACAAAACGACGTAAACAAAGTAGACGCAGCTGTAGCACCATACAATTACCAACAGTACGCCCAACCTTTTGATTATTTTGGTTTATCTTCAGTATCCAGATCACAAGCTATGCAAGTACCAGCAGTTGCAAGAGCTAGAAACATTATGTGTGCAACTATCGGATCATTACCTTTAGAAGTAAGACGCGAATCAAACAACAGTAAAGTAGCAACTCCACCTTTTATTAGACAACCAGATCCACGTATGACTGGACAGTCTGTATATACATTTCTTGCAGAAGATATTTTATTTACAGGTCAAGGATATTTAAGAATACTTGAACTTGGCGCAGACGGAAGACCTTTAAGTGCAGAATGGATTTCTGTAAGTCGAGTTACAAGAACTTTAGACGCTTTAGGTCACAACGTGCAATACTATTCTGTAGACGGCAATCGAGTACCTGATAATGGGCTTGGTTCTTTAATTCCTTTTACTGGATTTGATGAAGGATTACTTGTAAGAGCAGGAACAACAATACTTACAGCACTTGCATTAGAAAAAGCAGTTAAAAGATTTGCAGATGAACCAACACCTAACGTTGTATTAAAATCTAACTTGCCAATGCCTGCTGAAAGAGTTACAGCCCTACTTAATTCTTGGAAAGAAGCTAGACAAACACGTGGCACAGCTTTTGTAAACGACACAATTGACTTTCAAAGCATAGGTTTTAGCCCAGAACAATTAACGCTAAACGCTGCACGTCAATATATGGCTTCTGAAATTGCTAGGGCTTGTAATTTACCTGAATACTACGTAGGTGGTAATGCAGGTGGAAGTATGACTTACAGTAACGTCACAGCTGAAAGAAGAAGCCTAATAGATTTGTCATTAAAGCCTTTAATGACTTGTATTACACAAAGATTAAGCGACAATGATATTACACCACGTGGATCTATAGTAAAATTTGATTTAGAAGAATTTTACAGCCCAAGTGCAATTGAACGCGCTGACATATATCAAAAACTTATTCCTCTTGGTGTAATGACAATAGAGGAAGCAAGAGAAAGGGAAGACTTAATAAATGAGTAACTTTATTAAATTCTCAACCGACATTATCGCAGCTAATTCTTCAAAAAGAGAATTAACAGGCGTTATTGTTCCTTTCAATAAAGTCGGTCACACAAATATGGGAGACGTTGTATTTCAACAAGGCTCATTAAAGATCGGTGAAGGTATTAAACTTTTTACTGAACACGATATGACTAGACCAATTGGAAAACTATCAAGATATGAAGAAGACGATAAAGGAATTATCGGCACATTCAAAATCGCAAGAACAAACGCAGGAGACGACGCATTAGCAGAAGCACAAGAAGGTTTACGAACTGGATTTAGTGTAGGCGCTATGATTGACGACTATGTGACAAAAGGTGAACAAGTAATTGTAAACGAAGCCACATTAAAAGAAGTTTCACACGTCACATTCCCTGCTTTTGGCGAACACGCACAAATAACCGAAGTAGCTGCAAGCGCAGAGCCTTCACAACCAACAGAAAGTGAGGAAACTATCGTGTCAAACGAAGTTACCCCAGAAGTAGTAGAAGAAGTAGCAAAGGCTGTAGAAGCCCCAGCTGTAGAAGCTGCAGAACGCAACGTTCGCCCAGCAATCTTCACAGCACCAAGAAGCCCAATTGTTTCAAAAGCTTCATACCTAGAACACTCAATTAGAGCAGCTCTTGGTAACGAAGACAGCCGCCAATATGTAATGGCAGCTGACACAACCTCAAACAACGCAGGTTTTATTCCAACACCACAATCAACAGAAGTAATTAACGGAATTGCAAACGCTGATCGTGGATTTATTGACGCAATCTCAAAAGCAACTTTGCCACCAGCAGGTATGACTTTTGAAATTCCAAAAATTACAACAGCACCAACAGTTGCACAAGCAGACGAAGCAGCTGCTTTATCTGAAACAGATACAGCTTCTTCATTTGTATCAGTTGCAGTTAAAAAATTTGGTGGACAACAAACATTCTCAGTAGAATTGTTAGATCGTTCTTCACCAGTATTTTTTGACGAACTTGTACGCCAAATGGAATTTGCATACGCAAAAGCAACAGATTCATACGTAATGGGCGAAGTTGCAAATAACGGCGCATTAAACGCAACAGCAACAACAGAAGACGCTCCAGGTTTAATCACCTACGTAGCTTCTGCAGCTGCAGCTGTTTACAAAGCCTCATTAGGTTTTGCACGTAACCTTGTAGTATCTCCTGAACAATGGGGTAAAATTATGGGTTATGCAGAGTCAAACGGACGCCCAATTTACACAGCAAGCAATCCTTCAAATGCAGGTGGACAAGTTAGCCCACAAAGCCTAAGAGGTAATGTTGCTGGTTTGGAATTGTACGTATCACGTTCCGTAAGTGGAACTGGTGGAACTGGTTTAGGTGACTATTCAATGGTTGTCTTAAACCCAGATTCATACACTTGGTACGAAAGCCCACGTTTAAGCCTACGCACCAACGTAATCAACACAGGACAAATAGACGTAAATTACTACGGCTACGGCGCACTAGCTACAAAAATTGCAGCTGGCGCAAACTGGTTTAACAAGTCCTGATAAACCACTAAGTCGTGAGGCTACTCTCGCCCCTGTGGGTAGCCTCACCTTAAACAAAGGAAAACAAAATGCCAGTATTAGTAACAGCTAGTGAGTTAAGAGCTGTACTTGGCGTTCCTGTTGCTCTTTATTCAGACGCACAACTTGATTCAATTATTGAAACAGCAGAAGACGCTATAGGTGATTTTCTTGTACAACATAAAGTAGCAATTGAAGCACAACGCTCAGAAAGTACTACTTTAACAACTTTATATGCAACACAACCCCACAAATTTTATGTAGGACAAACAGTTACAATTTCAGGTGTTACAGGTCATAACGGATCTAAAGTAGTAGCAGACATTGTAGATATTTATACTTTTAAGATTACAACTACAGGTGCAACAGTTCACGAAGATTTACGTTTTCAAATCCCTAACGGCACAGCTTCAGTAAATGGTCTTTCACAATACAATGGTGTAGACGCTGTAGAAGAAGCCGTACTACAAATATCTGTAGACGTATTCCAATCAAGACTAGCTGCAGGTGGCACACAACAAGCCCTTGATTACACACCAGCCCCATACCGAATGGGCAGAACTCTTTTGTACAAAGTTACAGGTTTAATAAGCAAATATATTGACTCAAATAGTCAAGTAGGTTAATAAATGCCTTTAAGTACCTTACGCGCAAATCTTAAAACAGCAATAACAGATAACACAAAGTATTCTGCCTACGATCACGTACCAGAAATTATAATCCCACCAGCAGCACTAATTTTAGCTAGTGACCCATACCTTGAACCAATGGTTATAGGCAATAGCAAAAACTATTACGTCAGACTCACATTAGAAGTTGTGAGTACAACGTATTCTAACCCAAGCGCGCTAACAAACTTGGAAGACGATATAGAAACCATTCTGGGACTTATTCCGTTAAACTTTATAGTATTATCGGTAAGTAGCCCTAGAATAAGAAGCACTAATAGTACAGATCTATTAACAGCTGAAATACAACTACAAACAGCCTACACAGGCTAAGGAAGGCACTAATGGCAACAACAATTTTAAGTGGACGTAGTTTAACTTTAACTATTGCTACAGTTCAATACGCAGAACAAATTTTAGACTCTAATCTCAACTTTGATACCGAGCGTTTAACTTTTGACACTCTTGCAGGCAAAGCATACAAGTACATTGACTCAAACGTGACTCTTGATATCAACTTCTTAAACGACGCTGGTAAAACAAGTCCAGGAAGTTTATACAAAGCATTATGGGACGCAACAGAAAGCGCACCAGATACAGTACTTGCTTTTGTGCTAACACTTACAACAGGTGTGACTTTGACTGGTAACGTATTACCACAATATCCACCAATTTCTGCTTCAGGTGCAGACGCACAAACTTGTTCAGTTTCTCTACAAGTTGTCGGCATACCAGTAGAAGACCTAACAGCATAACAACAACAAACAGAACAGGGGCACACAAATGCTTAAATTAAAATTATCGTGGGAGTTAGAAACAGGTGAAAAGTTTGATGAATGGACTAGACCTATCGAACTTGCTATGGCAGAAAAAGAATTATATAACAACAAATCTATTGTTAAAGTTCTTATGGACGAAAGCACACCAAGCAATTTACTTCTTTTATTTCTTGGTCACAAAATGCAAGAACGTGTTACAAAGAAAGTTGAAAGTTTTGATTCTTGGAAAATCAAAGTCATTTCTATTGCAGCTTCTGATTTTGAGACAGCAAATTTTACCAAGCCCGAAGTCTTGGGCGAACAGCAATAGAATTAGCAATAGCAACTGGTATAACACCCGACTATTGGCTCAATGCAGAACCCGAAATTTGGGCAACGGCTATAGATATATTAAACGAGCGAGCTAATGGCTAAAGCAATTCAATTGGTTAAAGTAGATAGAGATTATAATGGTCTTCTTCGTGCTTTTAATAAAATGGACGATATAGCTAAAAAAGATATGCAAGAAATTGCAGGCAAACTAGCTGAACGTGGTGCTAATTATGCTAAAGGTGCAGCTAATAACGCACCATATAATGTTAGACAAGCAAGAGCTGTAGCCGATTCAATTGTAATTAAAGTTAAAGATAAAGCACCAAGTTTTAGCATTGGTGGCAAGCGTCCTGTTGGCTCTAGTGCTTTTAGTGCTGGATATGTGATAATGGGTAATGAATTTGGGTCAAAGCAATACAAACAGTTTCCTAGACGCTCTGGCAAGGGTGGGAAAGAGGGTTGGTGGTTGTATCGTGCTATGTCAAGGTTTCAACCAACTATTGCTCAAGAATGGCTTAAAGGTTATGAAAAAATTAGAGACGCTTGGAAGGCTGGTTTATAATGGCTGATATTAGGACACTTAAACTCGCGCTTCTTGCTGACACAAAACAATTTATAGACGGACTTGATAAAGCCGATAAAGAAACAAGAAGTTTTAGCGACAAACTTGGTGGCGCACTTAAAGCTGGTGCCTTAGCTTTTGCAGCTCTTGGCGCTGCTGCTGGAGTTGCAGCTATTAAAATTGGTGTAGACGCTGTTAAAGCAGCTATAGAAGATGAGAAAGCCCAAGTATCACTTGCACAAACACTTAAGAATGTAACTAAAGCTACAGACGCTCAAGTTAAAGCTACGGAAGCTTACATTGACAAAACAGCACGCGCTACTGGCATAGCCGACGACCAACTTCGTCCAAGTTTAGATCGTTTGGTTAGATCAACAGGTGACGTAACTAAAGCACAAAAACTACAAACACTAGCTTTAGATATAGCTGCTGGCACAGGTAAAGATTTAGCAACAGTTTCAGAAGCACTAGGTAAAGCTTATGACGGCAATCTTGGAGCATTAAAACGTATTGGTGTACCTCTTGATGAAAATATTATTAAAACTAAAGATTTTGATAAAGCCGTTATTGCATTGTCTGAAACTTTTGAAGGTCAAGCCGACGCAGCAGCTAATACTTTTGCTGGTCGTATTGCAAGATTTAAAATTGCAATAGATGAAGCCCAAGAAAGTTTAGGTCAAGCACTTTTACCTACATTAGAAAAATTTGCTAAATTTGCAACAGAAAGTCTTGCACCAGCTTTAGAAGGACTTATAGACGGATTAACAGGTAAAGAAAAAAGTCTTGTACCAAGTTTAGGTATGTTTAAAGAAGCAACTAACGACAGCGAAGACGCAGGTTATAATTTAGGAGACGCATTACGCACATTATTTGAAGGTGTAGGCACTCTTGAAGGTGAATTAAACAATGCAACAAGTCCAGAATCAGGTTTTGTTAAATTCTTAAACTTATTAACGGACACAGTAACAGCTATAGATAATTTGTTCGAATCAATAAATAAAGTTCTTGGACCTTTTAAAGCTTTACTTGATTTTAGCCAAAAGTTTGCAGAAACAGAATCACAAAGAAGAATTGACCCAACTTTAATACCACAAGGAAACCCTAACTCTGTATTTAATAATCCAACAGCAGCCGTTGTCAATATTTACAACAATGTTAAAGGTGCTATAGATCCACAAGGTACAGCTAGAA